AGCGTAACTATGTTGTAGTTCCACGCATCGAAAGACGGCGCGTCAATAAACACGCATGACGTAGTTATCTGACGGGGGTCTATCGCCACGGGAAGCCCCGTAATGGTTTTGAGCGTTGTTGATAGGTCGTCTATTGCCTCGTTAAAAAGGTCGTTGTATGGCAAAGGCATTAGGCGACCTGTGGGCGGTTGATGCCGAGCAGCTGCAACACCATAGGTGTGATGCCGTTAGCGGGTGGTACGCCCATACCGTCAAACGATGCCAGCGCGGTGTATGACCCTTGCTGACGGAAGTACGCCGCGCCAATCATGATCGTGCCGAGGGTGACGTCGCCACCGGGGGAAATAGTGAGGCTGTCCTGACCATATCCGGACTCGGAACGTCTGCGAAATGCGAAAGCGTTCGCAGCTGCGGCGCACTGCACCAAAAGCGCTGCAGCGTTAGTGCTCGTGAGCGGAATGTCCAAATAGTTCGCTATCTGCGTGTTAGTAATCCAAGTGCACGTTTGTGTCCATGTAACAGTTCCAAGCACTTCGGCCTTGTACTCGAAGTCCGCGCCAGCATCAACAAAAAGCAATTGATTAGCGCGGGGTACGGTCTCATCAAACATGAGAGTGCCGTCAGTTTCTGTACCGACGTACTCGTACTGTGGGCAAGCCAACACTAGAAACGTGCCGTCGAATCCGTCACCTAGGCCAGCGATAGTGATGCTTTGACCGGGCGTAATGTCGGTGTTCGTAAGCGTCTGGACGACTGCATAATCGTCCAAACGCATACGCGACGTGATGTTAAATACCGCCATGACGGTACCGCCTTTCGGGATTAGGCGATTGCGATGCTCTTAACCTGATCGCCGTCTGCGATAAAGGTTGAGACGTATCCGTAGTAGGAGAATGTGCGGCCAAGTGTGCTTGGGACTTCCACGCTCATGATGCCACGGATCTGCTCGTAGAACTCGATTGCAGAGCCACGGGCTACGACCATGGTGTTGTCCGCGAATGCGCGGTCTACCACGAGGTTGAGGCCCAATGGGTTAAAGGTGTTCATCTGTGTGACGTTGGCTGTGCCCATGCCGTTCACGCCCATGAGACCTGCTGCGCCTGCGTATGGGAAGATTGGGCGCTTGTCTGCGTCCAACTGTGCACCGAGTTTGCGCCATACGTCTGGGCTAACAAAAATGTGGTCAGGCAGGAAGTTAGTTGCGGTCAGGATGTCGGTTGCTGCGTCGTAGAGCGCCGAGATAAGCGATGTGGGGTTATCTGCGGTCACTGTCCAAGTTGAGCCCGAGGCGGTGTCTCCTGCGAGGATTGCTGCACAAGCGACAGCGTCTGATTGCAACAGGTACTGGCCTGCAAGGTCACGCAAGATAATTTCCATAGCGGCAGGCGATGTGAAATCGATGTCTTGAGCGGAGAGCGTTACCTGTCCCGCGAGAGTGGTTTTGCTTACGACGTTGGACGCGATCACTGGTGTGCGTGCTGCAACTCCGCCTAATTCAGGGCTTTGTGCGCCGACTTCGGTGTGGGTTGTCCATGTTGGGCGGATGAAGGTTTTTTGTGTTCCGCCGTCAGGAAACGCGCGTGCGCCCACTGCGCTAACCACAGGTCTGATGTAGTTAAGGTCCTCAAACACGGGACCCAACACTCTGACATTAAGCAAGCCAGGAGTATCTGTCGTAAGTGCATCGCCAGCGGCGGCCTGCAGTGCTGTTTGCTTTGACTTCATTGCCTCAACTGCTGCTGCATTGACACGGTTCCACACTTCGCCACCCATGTGAAAAGCGGCCATGTATTCACCGGCAGACGGCATAGCGAACTGGCGCTTAGGTGCTGCAGGGATTGGTGCGGTTGGTGTTGCAGCTTCTACGACTGCTTCGGGCTGTACTGCGTCCACGGTTTCTGTCTCCTCGACTTCGGTAGGTGTGGGTTCTGTGTCGGGTTCTTCTTGTGATGCTAACACAGTATTTTCTGCGCTTGCATAAACTTTCTCAATTTCTGCCCCCGCAAACGCAGGAATAGGTACTAGAGAAAGTTCTAGCCATTCGGCTTCGGTCACGATCATTGTGCCCTCGTCGTCATACGAAAAGCGTGTGGGGTTTACTCCAACACTGACAGAATCCAAAACACCGTCAAGCGCCAAGGTGAGTGCCTCGTCGCCTGCGGCAGTTGCCGAGATACGAGCGGCGAACATCATGCCTTCCTCGGTGTCTACACGCTCGGTGACGAGGCCGACAGGCTGCGACGAATCGTGATACATAAACAACTTAGGCGCTTTGCCTTCGACGGGTAGCGCGCCTTTCTCAAAACGTACTGCGGTACCGTCCGAGACGATAGCGGTCTCACCATAGGGCACCGCCACGCCAGTAATGGTGCGGGTTGGGTTGTCTCCTGCTGCTGCGTCAATCGTGACCGCTTGCGCATTTAACTTAATCATGCTCGGTTTTCTCCTGTTTCGGGTTCGTCTACTTCTTCGACCATTTCGCGGCTCATGTTGGCATCGTCAATCTCGCCTAAATACTCGTCTGTGTCGAACTCTACATAAGTACCCACAGGAAGTACAGAATTGCTACTTAACGTGGACGTAATGCATTCGGCGTAGGTCTTGGTGCCGTAGAGCCATAAATCCCAACGGGATTCACGGCTATTTGTGTAGGCGTAAGACCCGGTAGGCACGCCAAGTAGGTACGGCGGGATGTTGCAAATCTGCGCCATTTGCAGTGCCGAGAATTGCGCCGACTCGATAAGCATCATTTTGTCGGGCGTAGCAGTTGTGGCTTCGTAGGTCAAGAACTCGTTTAGCGCGGCGGTTTGGTTGGTCATGCGGGCGGCGTTAAACGCAGCTGCAAGGTCGGCTAATTCTTGTGCGCTTAACGGTTCGCCACCAGTTTGGCGCAGCACCCCGGCGGGTAGCGCACTAGAAGAATTTCGGTACCTTGCGTCCTCAATCTTAAGTGCTGTGGCTATGGCCTGTTCGGATGAGTAAATAGCGCCCTGAATAGGGCTAATAAACTGCACAAGGTTAGCGGGGTCTAACTGGCCGCCTTGGAAATAGACCTCTTGTGAGGGTGCGTACCACACTGGCCCTTCTTGATCGGGTGTAGTAATTGACCCGGCGGGCAAGCGAGTGAACGATGCGGGGAAGCCGTCTGCGGTGCGGGAAAGCACATACCAAAACGCGCGACCAAAGAAGAACAAATCATCAAATGTCCACGCCATAAGAGTTTCGTAGGGAATCTGTGGGTCAGGTCGGCGAAGCCACGAGCGAGGTGCAATGTCGGTGTACTCCATTTCGGCCTCGGTCTCGTTCCACGCTTCGCGGTACATCTTTAACGGCATTGCCGAAATAACACTGGCGTGCAAATCACGCGCCCGACTTATGGCCGGGACCTGCATGGCACGATTCCGAGCCTCACCCTCAACATAAGAGTAATACTGGCCAATCATGTTGGGCCCTGCGTGGTTGCGGGAATATCCAGTGCCCGCCGCAGCTGCCTTAGTCACCTGTGGCGCAATAGGGCTAATTTGTGCTTTAGTTTCCTTACGGCTGAAAAGTGGCATTGTGGATTCCTCGAATAGTGGCTCGCCGTCAATCCCGACAACTGACGACAAGCCTGCCTAAATAGTAACCGTACTACATCACAACGAGCATGGGTTTCTGTCGGTTTTGTGGTCGGCTCACTGCGGACACTGCCCACACCATGCAACGCGCCGCCTCAATCGGCCCGGGCGACTTCTGCGACGAAAGTACATAGCCTTGCGCAGTGCGTACACCAGTAGCCCTATTGACGTGCTCGGCAAGTGTTTGGTTACCGTCGTGTAGCACCTTGCCTTCCAAAATCATGCTGCGCACGAGTGATGTGTAGCGGATTAGTTCGGCGTACCCGGTCAGTTGGTAGCGGCGCTTTAGTGCGGTAGGCACATGTATTTCTAGCGTAGGAGTTACTAGCAATATGACGGACGGGTGCGTCATGACCCGCTCGACGTGCGTCCACATCTCCGCTTCGGTGTCCACCACAAACTCAATCTTTGTGAATACCTGTTGGTTGTGCACCACTGATCTGACACCGATATAGCGCGCCTCATCCACAGAAGAATCCACAGCCAGGATGCCGCCGTCGGGGAAGTCCTGCGAGGTTCGACACTTATCCCACACGCCCGCGTCCAGCCACGCCCCTCGGCTAGCACTCCACTGGTTGCCATGAGAACGCGGAAAACTATCCGACTTAACCGCCGCCTGTAATGCCTTGACCGTGATAGTTCGCCCTAGTGCAGGGTTGGATAGCCCCCAATATTGCGGGTCTCTTGGGTCACAACCCGCAGGAATAGACCATTCTGCGAAGAAACGCTCGGACGTTACGCCTTCGTCAATTTCTTGCAGGGCGATAGATCGGTAGTTAATCATCGCGGTGGATGACTCGTCCCCGGCGGTAGAC